GAAGTGGCCTTGATATCGCCGTCGTCTTCTACCCTGAACAGAGATCCCACGCCAATACGAACTACCACTCGGTTCAAGTCGGAACGTGTCGTAGTAGCCGAAACTCTTCCACCTTGTTTTGTCACTTTCGCTCCAAGACTTTGCTCGATGCGAATGTCGGCAAAACCATTCAACGGTGCCTGGGATTGAGTGCCAGTAGTGAATTGCACTTCTACGTCATTACCTCCCTTGGTGTTGAAATTGTTACTTCCATTGGAACTAATTAATGGAGTGCCATCGAGATAAATAAACTTTCCCCTGTCATTGGCAGATACAGTGGGAAATCCTTCAATCTCTCCCTCGCACAGGGCTACAAGAATACCAGCCTCTCCACGGCTTCGCAGCGTGTCGGGCTCCTCTGTAGGCCCCCCGCCACCGCCCTTGCCTGCACCAGAAATGCGCCATTCCTGATTCTCGCCGTACAGCTTATCCATAGTCAAACAGGAATCTGCTGAGTTGTAATAGAAGAAGAAACGATAAGAGCAGCGTCTATTAAATAACGACCATAAAGAAGAGGAACTGGGTAGCCTTGCGTTGTTAATTCGGCAGCCCTGTCAAATATAAAACTTTCCTTCTTCTTTGTATCGCTGCTAGGCGTTTCCACTGGAGGTGCCAACAAGCCCGCAATACCAGTAAGGACCAAGCTGGTGCCAAGGCTAAACAAGGCTGCGCTGCCGAATGCTTTAGCTACGCCAACACCAGCAAAAGCGCCAGCGCCAAACGAAACAAATGAAAGGGCAATCAAAGCAACTCCTACAAGAATGTTGCCAATATTGCTACCAGCGCCCGTGACAACGGGAGCGATTACTAACTTTTCACAGCTCAAGAACAAGCCGTCGTAATCAAGCCCCTCAGGATCTCTCGTGACCACCTTAAACCCAATTCCATTCTCATGCGCCCTACTCAAATATTCTTGAAACCCATCAACCTGCTTCGACAATGCAGAAATTACTTCACGAGCATTCAACGCCATAAAGCGATAGGAGCGGCCAAATTTACGCCCAAGCTCTCCCAGTAGCTTCACCTCTACCCAGCGTCGCTTTGTGCCCGTCATACGTCCTTATGCCGCAACACTTTACCTGTCACTTTAGCCCAGTATCCGCCATACACAGAAGCCTGCGATAAGCGATCTGACAGATGCTGATAGAACACCGCACCATTACCGCTCATTACGCCCACATGATTTGGCGATGGGGATTGCATGCGCATCAACAAGATGTCTCCCTTTTTCTCTGGCCGCCCAATCTCGTAAAATCCTTGATCTTCGTAGTTGTTAACAAACATTGACCAGCCTGGGTTGAGCCATTCTTCATCTTCGCCACGCTCAAAATCATCCAAGACAACGCCAAACTCACGGGCATAAAAGTCCTTCACCAATGCATAGCAATCGTGAAGCCCATAGGTCCATTCGCGCCCCTCATAGGGCGCGTTTCCAGTGGGGTCAATGTAGTGAAAATTATTCGTAGGCAAATGCACCATCACCCAAGGAATATTGCACTGTTTGCATGACTTCAAATCATGCTTGGAGAATGTATCCAGCTCCCCAAGATGCGAATGATAGATGGCCTCAATTTCTCCTTTCTCCTCCGCTTTTGCGTAGTCTTTTGCTGAGATGGCAAAGTTGTCCAACGGCGAGTCGTGAATATTTTTGCACGGCACAAGTTCGCCGTTGACAATAAATCCACAACATTCTTCAGGGGCCTTCTGACGAGCCTCAAAAGAGATGGCTCTTTTAAGCGTTAGGGGAATAGAAGTCATCGGTAGAGATTGGCTCCTGGGAATGCACCAAATGGCAGTGTAGATGTACCAAAGCGAAGACGACAGCTTGTCAGGCGCTTGCCGCACCTATCATTGCTAAAAATAGGATCTCCTGATGGCAATGCGATGCGTGCAGCCTCGAACGCGGCTTGAGCAGATGCTTGAGCGGTTTCTGCGGCCTCTACTTTCTCTTCTGCAGCTTCAAATCTTTCAGTGGCTGCGTCGCACTGGGCGCCTGACATTTCCCATACTCTCAATGCAACCACGGGAGCCTTGTCGTGCTCTCTCCTTTCCCCGCGAGCAAAGACGACTTCACCTACAGCTCCGATGGATGGAGGCCGCCCTGCTGCTACACTGCTGACATTGCTCCTGATAGTGCCATCTTTAGCAATCAAGACATTCCCATCTAAGTCGCTAATGGCGAATGTTTGTGGTGGATCGTATTCGTTTTCGTTGGTTAACTGAGCCCTAATTATCGGAGGGCCATCCTGTACTGGCACGATAATGCCAATCCACCGATTTACGGCATGAATAGGACCAGTACCATTAAGACTTGGCCCTCTTCTTGTGTTTTGCTTATCACCGAATATGGCATCGCCAGCCTTTGGGTTTGAGCCATATTCAAACCTTTTAGGAGGAATAAGAACGTCTTGGTCGTAAGCAGCAAAGTACGTTGTACTGCTCAGAATGCCAAACGTGTAGGGGCCGTTTGATTTACGCAAATTAAAGCGCGGTTTACTACGTTCAACAATGTCAGTATCACAAACAATATCTCGCGCTGCTCTTGCTGCATTAAGCTCAGCCTGTGCAGAAATTAGTTCTGCATTCGCTGCCAGCAACGCATTCAGTACCTGCAAGTATGTATTAGCCTCTGGCGATCCGCCACTTGGCAGTGCGTCAAACTCATTGGCCACTGGAGGCCCTGAATAACCACATTCAGGCCCTCTATAACGCCACAAACAGTGATTCTGCGTGATGACGCGCCGAGGCAGCAGAAGACCTTCCAGGTCGATTTTGCTGGCAAGTTGCCATGTGATGGTCAGATTAGTTTCCGCCGTCTTGCGTTCGATGTAGAAAATATCCTCTGGAAACTCCTGCTCAGAATCAGGTGACGGACCATTATCGAGATATTTGAATAGCGTTCTTCGACGTATAACCTTAGCGCCCACAAGATCATCTGCGCTAGAAACAACAGCGCTGAAACTTCCAAATACATTCGCCACAGTAATCTCTGGCTGTGGTATTTGCCCCTTAGTGCTAATGTCAAATCCGCCAGCCTGAATAGGAAATGAAGTGTAGACTTGCCCCTTCCATCGAACAAAAGAATTGTCGGGCATTATTTCATTGGTCAAGAAATACTGCCCAGTAAATCCATCCGCAATGGTGGATAGATCAATTTCAAACATCTCAATGATGGCATCATGCCATCCCTGCCTTACTTCATTTTCAATAGACATTATCAGCTCCTCGCGTCGTAGATGCGCTTACAAGAAAACGAAATAATGTTTGAATTGGGGCCAATACTTTCCCATGACCATTCATTTGGCTCTAGCCGATATTTATACAACTGATTGTCTTGAAAAAACCTGGCATAAAAAAAGTCGCCTTGCAAATCAGAAAGCGTTTCATCTAAGGCGAGTGCCTGCTCATCAGTAATGGGGACAGTACGAATGTCGTACTTTCTAATGTCTACATTCACACCATCGGGAATCACCTGTTCAAAGCCATCGCCAAATTGCACGCGCCTGATGCGCGTGCCTCGACGAGCTGTTAGCCCGTATTCAACTTCAAGCGTGAGAGTCGGTTGGGCCATTGTTTAACGCTGATTGTAGATAATGCCGCCAGGGCGACTTTCTTTAAGGATGACGTTGCGAACAGCCCCCTCAAGTTCGCGGCCCAGTGATTGACCACCAGCGCCATTCACTTGAGATGATGCCTGGCCGTTATTGACATTGACAACAATGTTAGTAGAGATGTTGCTGCCTGTACCGTTACCCAACTCCACGGGAATACTCTTGCCATCAGGTAGAGGCACCACTGCCTCATTAAACCTACCCTCGCCAACAAGGCCCATGGTCGGACCACTAACTACGCCGCCCGTGGCAAACTTTCTCATGGGCATAGATGTGCCCTTGATAATGCCGCCATTCGCTAGTCCGAAGTTTGGGCCAGCTACGCCAAGGCCAGTCTTGGGATCAAAGTAGTTTGCACCGCCCATGTTGGTGCCGCCGAAGATGCCACCAATAAAGCCCAGAGCGCCACCAAGCAATTTCGACACGGCCTTGTTTACCAGGGCTCGCGTCATCTCTTGAATGATCGTATTGGCAAGGTTCCTAAATGCATTGGCCAGCGTTTGAGTGAAGGTGAGACCAATCTGCTGAAGATTGGTGAAATCAGTGACAATGTTAGTGATAGCAGTGCCAAGACCAGCGTTAATCTCTGAGGAAAGCCCCTGGAAAGCTTGTCTTATACGCTGAACCTTCTCAAGCTCTTGCTCCTGATTAAAAATCCCTTGCGCCTGCGATGGGTCAATTCCTTGCCGACGGAATTCTTGCTGGCGAGCAACGAGCCCTTCTTCACCGAGTGGTGCAGCGGCCTGTTCCCTTGCATCTTTCAGCTTGTTCTGTATGTTCTGCAAATAATTGCCAGAGAATGCACTCTCTCTTGCTAAGGCGACATCGCGAAGAGTCTTAATAAGAGCTTCCGCTAATTGACGCTCTTCCTCTGTTGCTCCTTTTAGCTTCTCGCGGATGAGCACTTCGGCCTGCTCTACGTGCGTGAGACGCTCGCGCCCCATCACTGCAAGTTCAAGGGTCTTCGTCTCCTCGCCAAGAGCTTCGTTGTACGATTCAACTGCATCCATTAGTGGTCCTTTGACCACCTTGGCATATTCGTTCTTCAACTTCAGAGCTTCCTTATCAAATTCTTGCTTCCTCTCCTCCAAGAAGAGGCCACGAGTTTCAGGGCTAAACTTCGCTGCCTCCTGCTGAGCAAGCCGGGCCTGTTCTTGCAGAATTATTCCCTCGTATTGCATTGCAACGCGAGCCTTTTGCAGCTCTCTCTCGCGAGAGAAAATGCTTTCGTCTAGATCGATGGCAGCAAGTTTTGCTTCCATCTCTCCTTTGATAATTTTGATGCGATCACTGGTGTAATCTTGTAATTTTTTTGTCTTTTTGTCCTTTTCGTCCTTGCCCATTCTGTCAAGTGACATGCCAGCCCCTGGACCGCCATATTGTAAATTACTGGGCTGCACAGGAGCATTGGCTTTGTCAAAGGCAGCCTGACCTCCAAGGGCATTAAATGCTTGCTGCGCTTGATCCAGCTCTTGAAACGGGCCGCCTCCTCTTATGTTTTCTCCCCCTTTGGGTCTCTTTAAACCCGCAGTGGCGGCTTT